ATGGGCGACCCGGCCGAGAATGTCGACCTGGTGCAAGAGGCACTGGACGAGCGTGTAAAAAGCCTCTTGGCGTCCCACAACGGGGATCCGCTCGCCGTGATCGAGACGCTTTTGCTCGCCGTGGATGCGCGGGCGGAGCGCGTCTCTTTTGGCTTCGTGCGGGGATGCCTGCCCGCACTTACCTGTCGAGATGATTGATGTCTGTCGAGACGCTCGGAGACGCTTGGCGCGCAGGCTGGACCGTCTCGGCGCGCTGCAAGGGGCGCAATGCGAGGACAAAGAACGGCACGAAGCCCTGCCTTCAACAGGTCGACCTTGATATGCGAACGCTGCTCTGGACACGCGGCGCGGACTTCCCGATCGCAATGCTCTCGGATCGGCTCATGTGCCCTTCCTGTCGCTCCCGCCACGTGTTCCTCATCTTCGACATTCCGGGAAATGGATCCCGCGCGATGGTGAGTTAGTCGGAAAGCTGGCTGTGAGCAAAATCGGGACAGTTGGAGAATTTCTCGAGAGCGGCACTGGGCTAAGCGTGCATTGCCTGGGCTGCCGCCGGCACGTCAAGGTGGACCTGAGGCCGGTCGCTGAGAAGCATGGGCGCGGCTATTTAATTGTCGGCCCCGACACGCGCTTCCGCCGCTCGCTAAAGTGTTCCGCCTGCGGCGCGCGCAAAATCCAAATGACAATTGTGGCACCCGGGGTAGCAACAGCCGGCTCGTTGCCGGGTCGATCAGAGCCCGACGCTAACGTCGGCCGCCAGCTTTATCATCGCCCACCACAGGCCACATGACGCCGCCAAGGCGCCGACCCACCCTATCGCTCGCATGGTCGTCCCCCAAGCCCGAGGCGGCAATCACTGTCATGGATTGATCAAAATCGCGGGCCGCACAAGGAGGCCCAAACCCCGCCTGGTTCGTCAATAAAAGCGACCACAGTACACTTTTGTATTGACGGAGAAATGTGGCCGTAGTACACATTGATTACCGGCCAATCAGGGCCGGGAATTGGAAGGGGGTGAGACGATTGAAAATCCGGCTTAGGCTGATCATCAGGTTCTGCGGTTGCCACCTGCACCTGAGGATCAAGTTCTAGGAGAACGGGGGTCGGGCGAAAGCCCGGCCTCCACCGGAGGAAGTAGATCGCCTCACCCCCTCACACCGGGACAATACCATGACGCCCGAGCAGTTCAAATCCTGGCGCGACGAAATGGGCATGACGCAGAGCCAAGCGGCCGATGCGCTTGGCGTCGCAAGAGGGACAATCCTGAACTATGAGAGCGGCAGCCGTCGCGATGATGGACGACCGGTAGCCATTCCGAAGACAGTAGCTCTGGCCTGCGCGGCGCTGCGTGCGGGCCTCGCGCCGATCGGCGAATAGCGCTACAGCCCCCTGCAGCTTCTCCCCCGAAGATCGGCCAGCGTACGCCTGGCCGCGCAGGAACATGCCGGTCTGTTTCCAAAAGCCGGCCACGACTGGCTTCGCAATAATAGGCGGCTGAGCTGAGCGCTACTTGCCTATCAAAGGAAGATCGAGAAGCACAAATAGCCGTGATGGTACGGAAGCATCAAGCGCTCAGAATATGGTGAACACGCTGCCAGAGCGGACTCATCACGATCTGAACATACTCCACAGGCAATTCCATTAGTGACGCTATATCATCTATATTATATTGGCCGGAAGCATACTTTGGGTATAGCAACTCGCGAATCTGCCAAGGGAATAATACCGCAAGCGCGAATAGATACCCATATCTGTCACCCCATACCGACACGCCATCATCCAGGCTCTGCATTTCGGTAGGAAGAATGATTTTGCTAATGAGGTCGTTGACGGCCTCGTCAGTAGTTACACGCTGGTCAATCGGGTCGAGAACGTGAATCAGTTCTTTCGCGCAAACGAGCCGCGAGAGCTCGTTTGACATGCTCGCAGCATAATCAATAGAGACGACCCGGATCTCGTCGTCCCCTTGGAAATGGCTTTCTTCGACAATGCGGCCTTTTAGGATGTTGGTGTCGATATCTGCCTTCCAGAAATATACCTCAAATTCGCCCGCTTCCTTGATAGCTGGGATTATATCGTCATACAGGTCGATGGGACCGCTCTCGCGGGTCGAAAAGAGACGTACAAGATCACTAGCCCGCAAGATTGCCCCCTGACGATTTGACAAGTACCGTCTAACAAAAAAGGCCTTGGAAAACCAAGGCCTTTCTCATCAGAAACGAGGGTTATCAGGCGACCAGATCGCGAAAATTGATCTTTTCCTTGGACACGCGGGGACCTTCCGCACTTTTGGTGGCGGAATTATCGCGCTTCTGTGCATCGATTTTGGCGTTTTCAGCACGAAAATCTTCAGCGCGAATCAGCGAGGCATCACCGCGGAAAAACTTCACGTTGTTCAGCTTCGTGCCGACCTGTCGTTCACTGAGGCAGCCGCTGATATGGGCGCTAGAATCTGTCATATCGACCTCCTGCAGTTTTGCAGAGCAGCAGAATGCTGCTCCTTCGGCCATTCATATAGGGAGTGGCACCTCGATTTGGAGGCGCCCTACACCATTTTTTTTAAATGTCAATATGATGTGGCCGTATTACGACCATATCAGGCCCATTCGCATTGCGAAAGAGGTGTTGACATCACAACACGAATAATTCGTTGAATCTTTCCAGCTCAGATCCTTGGCTTTTCTCTCGAATCCAGTGCGATTGGTGGTCGCTCAATTTCAATTTGAAAAGCGCGGATCGGTTGCGAGAAAATGTAAGAGCATGAAGTTAATAAACATTAAAAAATGGGGCTCTCCGAATCTGATCAAAAGGGAGGATCAGATTTGGTTCGCGCCGCTGTCCACAAACGGTTCAGGCATCTCATAGGAATCTGAGGAAAACCGTCACCCCGCCCGCCTCGGCAGCCGCTTCAAAATCCTCTGGACTTTCACCTCCGCTTTCTCGTCAGCCCGGCGTTCGATTTCCGCCTCATCTGCGGCGTCACGCATGAGGTCGCGGATGTCCTCGATGGCCGAGGTGCATGCCCGAAATGCTGCGCCCAACCCGCGCACCTCTTCGACCAGTTCCTTGATCGGCTTGGTGTCGGCGATCGAGGCCGCCGTGATCACCAGGTCGTCGGTCGGCTGAGCCTTCCCCTTGATGAAATATCCGACGAAGCAGGCAAAGGCAGCGCCGAGCAGCCCGCCGACATAGAGGATCGCGCGAAGCCAGTCGGGCAGCGACGACACATCAGGCATTGCGTCCATGTTTCCAGGCCTCGTCTGCATGCCGGGCGTCCGTCGAGGTCCGGACGATGTTGTAGATGTCGAGCGCGAAAAAGACGGCCGAGGCCGATAGACCGGTCGCCGTCGTCGCGGTCACCCAGACGGATAGCGACTGGCTGAGCCAGAAGAAGCAGGACAGGAACGCCATCGCCGCCCGCACATGTGGCGATCGCCGCGACCAGGCCGTATCGGCAAAGGTCCCGTTGATGACAAGCGCCACCAGGCGAAGTGCGGCAATGCCAAGGGCGGCGCCGCCCCAGAGCCCTTGCGATCCATGGTCGGCCAGCCACAGCCAGGCAGGCCGCTCGAGATAGCCGGGAGTGAAGAGGCAGTTGAGCGCCCAGATCATCAGGATCAGCGCGAGCGCCCATTCCGAGGCCCGCGCCGGCAGGTGCTTGGTGATGCCGGTGGCGATGCGCGCGATGATCATGGCGACGGTTTCCAGCCGCAATGCTTCTCGCCAAACTCGTTGTGAGCGACGAAGTCCTGTTTCTGCGGCTTGGACAGGGCCTCATAGGCTGCGGTCGAGATCCGCCAGGGCTTCTCTACGAGGCAGAAGTCACCGCCGCCGTGCGTCTGACAGCCAGCGAGAAGCACGGCGGTCCAAATCGGCAGGGCCAAGAGCGTCAATCTCATTCTCAAGATCCTTTCGATCCTGCGCGGCAACTTCGTTCCTGTGCGCCTGGGCCGCCCTTTCCTGCGCGCGGCCAATGGCGAGCAGCTTCAGCACGAAGCCGGCCACGACCAGCAAGGAAGCTCCGCTGGCCGCGATATAGCGGCCGGCGCGCGTGGCGAAGAACCAGGCGATCACGACGATGCCTGCAGCGATTGCCGGATGAAGTGGAAGGCCGCGACGGCGGCACCAATGACGATCACGGCCCCGATGGCATAGGCGATCGGGCCGGGTCCGTTGGCTGCAGCGATTACCGTGCCGGCGGCGGTAGCTGCCGGCATCAGCACCGCCGGATTGGTCAGGATATTTGCCTTCGGCGGAGCGGCCGGGACCGAGGCGCTCGAAACGAACGCCCCCTTCACCCAGAGGCCGCCCTCGGCGTTGCGTCGATTCACCAGGCCAGTGATGCGCTTGCCGTTGTCGTTGACCCACTTCAGAAGCTCAGACGGGACCGAGGCATAGTCGCCCTTGTTAAGCTTCTTCAGCAGGGTCGAGCCCTTGAACTGCTTCTCGCCAATGTTGAAGACGAAGGAGACGAGCGCGGCGAACTGGTTGTCGTTCAGTGACACCTTGACCAGCCGGCTGACGGTCTCTTCCGCCTCGCGCAGGTCGAGCTTGAGCAGGTGCTCGGCCTGAGCCTCCGTAATGACTGCACCGGCCCTGACGACATAGTTGCTGTCGGAAGTGTGGCCGTAGCCGATGGTCAGCACCTTGCCGGTGTCGAGGTAGGCCTTCGCCTTGAAGCCCTCGAACCGTTTGACCATAGCGATACCTTCCGCCGAAATTTCGCGGTTCATGTCTTGTCTCCAGCGATGTGAGGATTTCGGGTGTGGTGTTGCCGGCTTGCAATCGACAGGAGCCGGGCGCGATGGCAGAGAACGTAACGTCAACAATGCCAAGGGGGCACTATGAAGAAGACCTATGAGAAGCCGGCAATCATGAAGTCGGCACTCCTGCAGCGCGTGGCGGCTGAGCCCGTGCCGAGCGGCTACAACGGCAACTGATACCTCCGTCGCTTCGCTGAGAACACTTCGCGCGCCGGCACCCCCGGCGGGTTTTTCGTGACAGGGAACCAGCTTTGCCGTCGCGTATTGACCAATGCGGGCGTGCTAATGCAGGCCGTCAATCCAGCTCATGACCGGCAGTTCGCGGTTTCAGGGCACCAGTGAACCGCCCGCACCCTCTTGCCGACGAGCAAGCACGCCGTCCCCGGCGTGGTGCTCCAGGGCCCGCCAGCATCATCCCCCGAATCCCGCTGGCGGGCTCCACTACTCCCCGCCCTAAAAGCGCTCCGCAGCCACGAACAGAGTGTCGATCGCCTGTTCATCGAGTGCCATCTCGAGCCCGAGAGCCGAGACGTAGGGATGCCCGCGCTGCCAATTGTTCGCGTCGGCAAACCAGATTTGCACGGCTCGGACCGGGTGCGCTGCAATCATGGCCTCAACGTCGTCTAAGATCTCGGCTTGATCGAGGGCGAGCTTTGCCTGTGCGGCAGAGACCTCCGAAGGTATTGGCGCCGGCGGAATGTCCTCCAGCACGTAACGAACGCCTTCTCCGGCCCATTCGACGGCAGGGCCGGGTTGCTTGCCGTCCGGCAGCACGCTGGGTGCCTTCGCGCGATAGAGCCCGATGGCTGCCATCTCGGCATCAGACCAGAGCCAGGCAATGCTGGCCGGGTAGAGGACGCCATCAATCCGTACAGTGGGGTCCCATCGGGTTAGGTCTCTGAAGAAAATCACGATCTCGGCGCCCCTTTATAAGGGTATGGGGATGGGTCGACCTGTGACGTCAACGGCGAAATAATCGATCTCGCTGTTGGGCGTGGTCGAGAAAGCCGTGCCGATCGCCACGAAGCCGGGGCCGGCTATGTTCGTGTCTGTCACGGAATGCAGCCATGTGGTCGGCTCAGCCGTTCCAGACGGCCAGATCCTGACCTGGATGTTGTTACCGACGCTTCGATATCGGATGTAGACCCAGGTATTGACGGTGTAGTTTGGCGTCGGAAGGAACGTCTGCGCTCCGATGATCGTGCCTGCGCCAGACACATATCGAACCAGTGCGCCGGACCAACGCGAGCCCGAGGTCTGCATGGAAAGAACGCCACGATAGGCGTTCTTCGATGCTGGCACCCCTGACGCCCTCGATATGACCGATACCAGTTCGGCCACCGCAGACCAGGTTGCGATCGCTCGCACCCTCATCAGAACTTCCACGTCCGCACTCGCCGGGATTCTGTCCCAACCATAACCGGGCTGCGTCCCCGCGACGCCGTTCTTGGTGATGCGAAGCGCCTTCCCGGAGAGGGAGCCAGTCACGGCCACGACGCTCGCGCTATAGGCCGATGCATCCCATTTCTCGGACCAATCAATAGGCGGGCTGCCGGTCGCATACTCCGAGAAGTTCGTCTGGAAGAGTGGCCCCTGCGAGGCGGCGATCATGTTGCCCATGAACCCCGGCAGCATCACTTCCAATCCTTCGACAGAACGGCGCGGATTTCGGACGTCGACACGCAATCAAGATCGAGATAGTCGACCGCACCCGAGGCCTGCGACAGGACCAGACCGAAGCCGCCTGGCGTCTTGAGGGTCGGGCCCAGGGCCATCGTAAAGGCGCCGGCGATGGCCAGGCGGATGCGGCAGCGACGGCCGACGACAAAGGCTGTAGGGTCCGGCAGAGTAAAATTCGCATTGACTGGCAGCGTGAAATCAATGCCCGCGGTCATGTCCCAGGCGACAGAGCCCGAGACGATCGAGAGGGGGACCGGCACCATCGCAGCCGCCAGGCCGTCAGTGCCGATGATCTTGGCTGTCGCGAGCGCGCGGTATTGCGCCCCTGACGCCCCGACCAGATAGTCGCCCAGCGCGGTGATGTAGACCTCGGCAGCTCCGGTCAGGTTCAGTAGGCCTCCGGTGGAGGATGCGAGCAGCGAACGCGCCATGACAGTGCCGCTGGCCGTGTAGGTGCCAAGCCCGATCTCCCAGGCGGTGCCATCCTCGATAGCGTAGTTGAACGTGTCGCCATTGGCGACGCCTGCCGCTGCGAAGGTGCGATAGTAGCCCTTTGCCGCATTTGCCACGGCAGCGCCAAGCGTTACAGCGCCCGTTCCGGTGGTCGCGGTGGTCATCCGCGCCCGGTCCTTAATCACGAAAGCCATGGTCAATCCTTACTGGTAGTTGGTGCGCCAGGCACCGGAGCGGCCCATCCAGCCCTGCGTGACGGGCTTCCAGCTTCCGCCCTTGCGGACGAACAGCTTGGCCGGAACGGCGATGCCGCCGCGGCGAACGAAGAACAGGCTGCCGCCGATCAGTCCCAGCGAGATCTCGGCCGGTAGCGACAGCACTTCATTGCCGTGCAGAGCGTGGATCTGGCCCAGAGCGGGCACAGTGATGACGGCCGGCAGGGATAGGAGGGATTGGCCGGCAAGGTTGTGGATCTGACCAATGGCGGCGCTGCCGATCTCCGCAGGCGCGCCCGTGATCCCGAGGCCTACGAGCGGCACCAGGACGGCCAGCGATCCCGGAGCGATTGCCGCAGGCGTGCCGACGACGGGCAGTCCCGCCAAGGAGTGGACCTGACCGAGCGCCCCCACACTAATCGCTGGGGCACCCGAGACGACGCCCTGGCCAGTCAGGGCATGGATCTGGCCAAGCGCAGCCGTTCCGATCTCGGCCGGCGCCGTGACGATCGACAGGCCCAGCAGAGCCACGCCGGCGACGCCGAGCGAGCCCAGCCCGATCTCCGTGCCACCAGAGGCAAGGCTCTGACCGGCCAGAGCATGAATCTGGCCGAGCGCTCCGACCTGGACGACCGCCGGGACCGAGACGACGCCCAGACCGCTCAGGGCATGGATCTGACCCAGCGCCAACTTTCCGATGACGGCCGCCTGGGAAGCAACGGCGCCACCGGAAAGAGCATGAACCTGGCCAAGTGCCGCGGTCCCGATCTGGGCATTGGCAGAGACGACGTCGCTGCCTGAGAGCGCAACGACGTTGCCCGGTGCCTGTCGGCCAAGCGGGACGGAGCCGAGAGGGGCTGATCCGAGCATCTATCCTCGCAGGATGAAGGTCAGGCGGGGCCGAGCAGCGAAACGTCCATGGCGCCGAGCGTGAAGACGTTGCTTGCCGTCACGACCTGCGTTCCAGTCAGCGCCTGCGCCACCAGGAGCCGACTGTTGACGGTGTCGACAGCCGCCCAATGCGACGCGGTTCCGCCGGCGGCCACCGCACCATCTGAGATGGCGGTCGTCGTCACCTTGCGTCCCCCGGAGCGCGCGGCGGGAGAGCCGAAGGCCCCCCCGACAGCGAAAGTCTTGCTGCCAAGGGCATTGGTGGCGTTCGCGGCCGTGAAGGTCGCCGGCTCGGCATTACAGATGAGGATTTTGTCGGCCTCGGCGTCGAGGACGTTCAACCCGAGATCGAGGACTCGGTCGTTGAGATACGGCATGGAAACTGCCTTTCCGTTAGGGATTACGAGGCGAAGAAATCAGCCGCCGGCGATCTGGGTCGCGCGGGTCATGGCGGCGGCTTCTTCCGGGTGGAAGCTGTCCTCGAGCCAGGATCCTTCCGGAAGGTCTTCGGTCGGTTCCACGCGGGAATAGACGTAGAAGCCCTTCGGATTGAGCCAGTCGAGATAGGTCATCGTCTTGTCGGCCTCGATCACCTCGCCGGCAGCATCTCGGTGGCCGAGCTGATAGTGAGCGGCCGTCTTGTCATTCGCCAGCAGCTTGGCGGTCGCCTTGCCGGTTCTCTTGGCCGGCCCACGCTCGACGCGCGCCTTGCCGTCGATCTCGGTGATGTCTTCGTTTATGCGGATCGTTGCCATGATCGGTCCTTTGGTTAGGCAGGGACTTTCAGCCAGAGCGCGTTTTCCGGCGCGCTGCCGGTCGGGTCGTTGGTGCTTATGGTGATCGAGGGCACGCCGAGCGCAGCGAGCACGTCGGCAGTGGTGGCGCCCGGCGCGCCAGGCGTCCCGGGATTGCCCTGCATGCTGGTCGGGCCAGCCCAGTCGCCGGAGGCGGCGCTGGCCTTGATGTAGATCTGGAACGGCACGACGTCGGTGCGGACAAAGATGAAGCCTTTCGCGGCGGCGTTGTTCGCCGTGCGATCGGCGAGCGTGCCGGTTGCGTCCGGCTTGAAGCCGAGGCCCGCCTCGATCGCCGCCACGATCGCCGTCAGTCGGGTGTTGATCTCGGCGGCCGATCGCCAGCCGATGCCGGTACGCAGGATCCGGTAGTCGGGCTCGTTGGTCAGCATGGTGCCGTTCCAGGGCAGCGCCAGCGTCAGGCTGGTATTGCTCGGCACCGTCTCGACTACGGCGAAGCCGTCGCCCTTCATCAGCGTGTCGCCGGGCTTCACCTGGCTCAGGAACGCCGTCAGCGTGCCGGCGACGGCGAGGCCGCCGGCGGCGACCGAGATGTTGCCGGCGTGATAGGTGCTGTCAGCCATTCAGGAACTCCTCGAGGGCAGCTTCGATGGCCGCCGGATGCGGCGCAGATCGGATGGCGGCTTGCGTGGCCTGGCGCCGGGTCTCGATCGCCGTCAGTGCTGCTGCATCGGCCGCCGCTTTGGCGACGACGCTCGACGCCAACTCCGCGACGGGGAGCCCTTTCGCCACGGCCTCGGCGGTCAGCAGTGGCGCGCCGCCCTCACCGCCCAGTACCCGCTTCGCCTCGGCCAACTTGCGCGCCCGGAGCGCCGCAATCGGCGACGACGTCAGCGGGTGCAGTTGCTCGCCCGCCATTTCATCAAGGCGCGCAAGAGCACTCGCCCGGAGCGGCTCCAGGTTCTTCGTCAGACGGATTTTCAAGGTGATGGGCTCCGGCCGAGGTCGTCTATCCGACTCGACTCCCGGGGGATGATGGGCCACCCTCTGGTTGCAACCTTGGGAGGGGCCAATGAAGGAAGTGAAACTCGAACTGAGCGGGGACGATCAGCCGGAGCGCATGGATCTCCATGCGGCCGATCTCCAGGAAATGTTTCAGTCGGACCAAGAGGGAACGACGCTTATCTGCGCAGCCTGCGGAAAGCCGATGGTCGAAGGTTTCCCGACAAGCTTCATGGTCATGGCTGGCGTCGACTTGGTCTGCCAGCATTGCGAAGCACGCAACTTTTTGGACACTACTGCCCTTTAGCTAAGGGCTCGCTCGGATCCTTCGAGAGCGAGACGATCGCGTAGCCGTCCCTGATCTCCGCAGAGGTGATTGCGTCCAGGCGGAGATGTACCCGGCCGCCCGGATGGTCCGTCTCGGAATCGATTTTGATGACGTGGCGGCGGCTAAGCTTGGAGGCTTCACTGGTCATAGTCACAGTCCTTTGGGTTGGAGATGTCTGGGCTAGATCACCGTGATCTCGGCCGACCAGGGCATGAACGGGAACTGGTCGAAAACGACCCAATAAGTCGCCGGCATCTCGGCCGTCAGCTCGAGCAGACCGTCCTCGACCGATACCGGCTGGCCGTCGATATGAACGACACACGGCACCGGCAGGCCGGTGATCTTGACCTTGCTGCGCTTGTCGGCCGGGATCTCGGTGCGGTTGATGGCGATCGGCGCGACCGGGCGGGCGACCAGTTCGCCATCGACGACATAGTTGGTCGCCATCGACGCCCCGCCCGGCACGACCACGAAGGAGAAGCCCCTCGACCGCAGATCATCCAGATCGTCCGGGCTGAAAGCGCCACTCACCCCGCCTGTGATCCTGCCGGCGTCGTCATGATAGAACAGCTGCATTAGGTCATCTCGTTATCGAACACGTTGTAGGAAAACACCGCGCCGGCCGTGCTGTTGTTGATCGTGAAGACGTTGCTGGCACGCCGATAGGTGACCTCGAACCCACGCCCTGGCCCCCGAACGCCGTTCGTGCCGTAGAACATGTCGACGAGGATCAGCGGCAGGCCGAGGAACGTTTTCGGCAATGGGATGTTGGTGTTGCCGGCCGGCAGAGCGGCCGTGATGCCAGATACCAGCGGTCGCAGCCTCTGGGTTCCACTGTCGAAGACGAGCCCTTCCGGCGGCGCCGTGTCGACATCGAAGCCGGGCTTGGAAAACTGGATGACGAAATTCGAGCCGCGCTTGCCCAGGTGTCCTCGTTTTGTCGGCATGGTTCAATCCGTCGGCACGGGGCGGTCGAGCACGATGATCGAAACGTTACCCCAGACGTTTTGCGACCAACGGCGGATCTGCACCTGACCCGCCCCGGGCGACGGCGAAGTGATGAAGCCCGACATCGGATAAGCGCCGCCCCAGGTGTTCACCTCTTTGTCGGATGGCAGGGTGTAGATCTGGTCGTTCTGTGCGCCGTTGAACGTTCCGAAAAAGAAGATGATCGGATAGTAGCCCTTCCAGGTGTAGGGGAAATTGATCACCGTATAGACGTTGTCGGTCGCGCTGCTCGCCACGCCCTTCCGGCTGTTTTGGGGCGCGAAGGTGGCGTTGATGACCGTGAAATCATCGTCCGAGCTGAAGGCCATCTGGGCCTTGGCGCAGGTCCGAACATCGAAGCCAGGGCGCGAGACATAGAGCCCATAGTCGGTGCCTCGCTTCCCCATCATCATCCGCGCCAATGGGTGCGGGTCATTGCCGACGACGCCGAGATCCCGCGCCGGGATCTTGAAGACCACGGCACAGACATAGTGGTCGAATCGGAATTGCCCCGACTGGGCGTAGATCACGACGCGGTCGTTAAACACCTCATACGTGAGAGAGCCGGTGCCCGGGGCATTCGGGCCAATGTCCTCGCGCCAATAGATGAGAGCGCCGTTTGGATTCGACAGGAAGATCTTCACGCATGGCACATAGGGCAGCGCCGGGAAATACAGGGTCCGCGGGCTCAAATTGCCAGCGCCCGGGCTCTGGTTCGCGGTAATGCCGAAAATTCGCTCTTTCGCGACCGCGTGGATATTGCCGGCGAAGGGCCACGCCGTGTCGAAGTCGAGCTTCTCCCGTGTCAGGTTCGGATCGGACGCATCAAAGCCCGGCTTGGAGACGCGAGCGCGCCAGTCGCCGGGCGATAGCTGGCCCGCGAACAGGCGAGGATTAAGGGCCATCAGGGCTCCGAGAAGATCAGGTTTTCGCCGCTGAGATCGAGCTGCAAGACACTGTTCGTGGACCGGATCACGACGCCGGTCATGTAGACGACGCCCCCGACGATCGCGAAGGGCACGACGCGGGTCGTGCCGTCGCCGATCGAAAACTGGTCGACCAGGAACGTGCATCGCGACACACCGCCGACGATGTCGAGCAGCATGCCGGCTTCCTTCCAGTTCGGCGTGCCGACCGTCCCAGCGTTTAGGAAGATCTGGAACCGGACATCCACGCCGCTCGGCGCCGCGGTCGCCGCGAATTTGACGAAGCCACCGGCCGACATCTGGTCGGCCTTCACATTGATCGCCGTCACCTGCGATGCGACGGCGGTATCGCCGGCAATATAGGCCTCGGTCACCTGCTGGATCGCCGCGACGAGATTTGCTCGCATCGCCGCGCGCTGGATATAGTCGGCGCCGACATTCTCGGCCCCGTCCAGCGCGATCCGATCGATCACCTCATCCAGCTGGCGCTGCAGTTCCTGCATCGAGCCGCGAGCGTCGCCGGTCATCAGCGACAGCTCATAGGCCTGCTGCGCCGTGATGCCTTCTGCGATGTCGGGCGTAAGCACAGAGCGCCAGCTGGACCAAGCCGCCGGCCGGGGCGATGCGGGCCGATAGCGCCCCCTCACCTCATACTGCGTCCGGCCCAAGATGGACTGCGAGATCTCGATCGCGCCGGCTTCAACACGGTCGGTCTCCCCCTGCAACACCATTGTCTGATCAACAACCAGGCGAACCTCGAACTGCACGCCGTCGACATCGTCGATATTCGGGTCCCATGACATGCGGATACCGGCCCGCATGCTGTCGCCGTCGCCCCGGATCGTGATCGGGACCACATTCCAGTCGATGATCGGCTGCGCCGGCGGGCGCACCACCTCGGTCGGCGCCGTGACGATTGGCTTCTCGTCCGTGCCTGGGATCCAGAGATAATCCGCCGGATCGACTTCCGTCAGGTTGAACCCGACGTTGAGGCTGCCGAGATCCTGCACGGCGTCGACACGAAAGAGCTTCGTCAAATAGCCATTACGGGCCGAGGTCCAGGACACGAAGTCGTTGGGCTCGATCAGGAACGCATCCGGCGGCATGGGAAGGGCATGCTGGCGGAATCGACGCGCCTCTGCCAGAGCCGACTTCATTAGCCGCTGCACCTGCGTGCCGAAAGGCACAAGCCCATAGGTGACGTCCGCCACCTGGCGGCGACCGTCATCGGCGGCCTCGAGCGTGATCGAATAGAGCGGTGGCGCGTCCTTGGCGCTCCAGCCCTCGGCGGGCTCGATGTATTTGCCGGTCACGGCATTGACCACCTCGGCCAGCGACGGGAACGGCTCGAAGGTCTGCGGATCCGTCGAAAGGATCGTGTCATCCGTGAAGGCAAAGACCGACGTACCCGGTGCGCCGGCATGCGGCTTGTAGACGCCGCCGACCTCTGCCAGACGCCCGTTGCAAGCCTTCATCAGCTCGGCCAGGACCTCTGCGGGCTCGGTATCGAGCGAGATCTCGCCGCCAGCGCGGTACTGAAGCTCCGTCCCGGAGCCGACGAGCGCAACGCTCTGGTCGCATTCGTTCATCGCCGCCGACCAGGACGAAATCGGCAACTGCGAGCCGGAAACGGTCTGGCCGCCGTAGAACCATTTGCCCTTGTAGGTGATGCCCCGGATGATGTTGTAGGCCATCACCGCCGGGTTGGCCGGCGCCTGGCTATAGGTCGCGGTATCGCCCCACACCTGCAAACCCGAGCCGCCCATGGCGCTGTCCTTACGGACGTCATAGAGCGGCACGCCATCCAGCACGAACTTGAACTGCGGGAAGCCCGAGAAGACCTTGTCGCTGACGCGTGCGATGACCACGGCATAGGCGACGCCCGTGCCGACGCGCGTCGCCTTGTAGGGCCGCGCCGAGCCGGCGAACCGTGCGACCATCTGGGCATCAGCCGCCGTCTGGTTCCCGTCATAGAAGCGGACCCAGAGCCGATCGCCATCATTGTTGTATTCCGGGATCGCCGCCTGTGTGCCGGAAGCGTTGGCCGCGTTCCAAGTGACCTTGGAGCCGTTTACCCAGATCTCGGCCAGGCCCTTCACGGGGAGGTCGGAAAGGGCGATCACCATGTGCAGGAACGCGTTCGGCGTGTTGTCGACGTTCCCCCAAGTGCCCGCATAAACGAGCGAGCCCGCCGTCATGCCGCGACCGACGATGAAGCTGCGCGGCACGGCACCGCCGGACTGCAGCTTGCCTGAAGCGCCGCCGACACCGCCGACCGGCTGCTTTTTGCCGAACAGGCTCTGCGCCAGATAGCTGAGGCCAAGGCCGATGCCGAGCTTGAGCGCGCCGCCGACGAGCCCCGCCAGGATGCCGCCGCCGCCGAGCCAGCCGGCAAATCCCGCCACCAACCCGAAGACCGGGGCCGCGTGGCAAAGGGCCGTCGAGCACAGCAGCAGCTGCGCGGCCGTTGATGCGGTTCGAAGAGCGCGGCGGATCATGGGATTCGGAATGCCTTTGCAGCCGTGAGGCGATCGAGCGTGCCGAGGCCATCAAGCCCAAGCACCGTGACGCGCTCGCCCGCGACGACGCCAAGCGCCCAGCCATCCTGGGTATCGAACGCAGCGATATCGCCAGCGCCCGCCATCATCGGCGCGATCTCATCGAAGAAGTTCGCCGCGAGCGCGACCAGGTCAGCATAGCCGGCCCGCTTCAGCGCTCGCTGGGCGCCGCTGGCCGATCGGTAGGAGCCGCGGAAACCGGTCGCCAGATCCAGTCCGGTCATCGCCTTGATGCAGTCGGCCGCGAACAGCGCGCAGTCATGCTCTCCCCACGCGAACGGTACGCGGCGATGCGCCTCGATCGTCTCGTGCAGCGCCGTTCGCCACGTCGGGATGCGGTGCAATGCCATCAGCCTACCCGCCCCTTGTCCTTGCCCCAGAACAGTTCCCAGTCCGCGACGACGCTGGTGTCGTGATAGAAATCATCGTCCGCCTTGCGGAGGATCTGGCTCTCGTGGCTGCGGACGTCTGGGTTCTTCCGGGTCAGTTCGCGCGTGTGGGACGCGCAGGAGAGCGTTACCGTTGACGCGCCGCCCTCGGCCGGCGTGACGACGGGCGCCTCGTCGATGAAGCCGATGAAGCGGGACTTCGCCGGCGCCACCAGTTCGAGCGTGTCGGGGTTCAGATAGCCGCGGTAAATCGTGATGGGGGCATTGCGTGCGTCATAGGTCTTCGTGGCATCGATCACCGACGCGTCGATCCCGGACAGCACGACCTCGACGGTCCGCACCGAGATATCGGAGGTGAGCGGGATATCGCCGATCGACACGAGCGCGCCGCCGACGAAAGCCTGCGCCTCGACCAGCCCGGTCCGGCCATTCTTGACCAGGCAGGAGAAGGCGCCTGCATCGGACCAGAAGCCCACAGGCTTAGAGTTGCCGGTGAGCCGGTCCTTCACGGTGATAACGACGAAATCGCGGGCAACGACAGTCCGCGCGGCAATGGCCGAGATCTCGGCCGCATCGAGCGACCGCATCAGATCACCTGCATGGCATTGAAAGAGATTGGCCCCCGGGCATTCAGATTGGCAGGCGCTGATATCGACCCAGGCACGATCAGCATGAGGCAGGCAGGCCGCTTGACCTTGACGACATTGTTGATGGCCGCGCCCTGCCGCATCGGTGGCCGGACCTCGAAGGCCGGCGTCACGCCGCTGGCATCAGCAACAGCATCTTCAACCGCCTGGTGCAGCGCATAGGAGGGGCCAGAGCCGTAAGCGAAGGCAATATGGTCCCCGATCGAAACCTTGAACCCAGGCGGGAGCGCCTTGAGACGAAGCGCAATGGTCGACGACAGGGCCGATATGGCGGCCGTTTCACCATTGAACGCTACGCCCGTCGGCCAGCTGCCGTTGGGATGCGCCGCAGGGTAGACGGACGCAAAGTCATAGCCCCAAAAGGTCTTCTGCCCGTTCTCCAGAGCCGCGAGTTTCGCCTTCCATCGGCGCAGCTCATTTGGCGACAAATCGCGCGACGACGCTTGCATCGTCCAGAGGGGCGCCCGCAACGATTTAACGCGCAGCTGGCCGCCGGCCTGGCCGGAGGTCTCATCGCCATAGGAAGGATCGAGCGTCGCCCAGCCGGGCCAGTCGGCCAGCAGGTCGAGCGGATAGGTCAAGGTCATTTCAGGATCCGATCCCGCTGCATGTTGCGGATCTTGTCCGGCAATGCAGCCATGAGACGCTTGTTGTTCTCGGCCAGGATCGAGGCAAACTGCGACTCGCTCATTTGCGAACCGCGCGCGTCGATATGGGTATCGCCGAGGCGGAAGATCGGCGCCGATGCAGATCGGGGTGCCACCGCGCTCGGCAATACCGGAACGCCGATGGCAGTGCCCACGGCCGACAGCCCCGAATTCATCGCCTCGAGGAGGGCACGGTTCTTTGCCGTCGCCCGCGCATTGACCACGAATTCCTTGCCGTGCACGACGCCGGCAACCTTCCCCGTGCCGCGGTCGCCGGTGTAGCCGCCGCTCGCGAAGCCAAGCAGCTTGCCGATGCCGCCAAACGCGCTGCCGCTGGAACCTCCGCCGAACAGATCATTCAGGGCGATGTCGATCAGCTTCGATGCCACCTTGTCCAGCGCATTGGCGAGCGCCTCGGTGGCGGACTTCCCCTCTCGCATATCGGAGATGAAGCCACTGAAAACGTCGCGGCCGAGATCGCGCATCTCCTCCGCCCGCTGCCGAACAAGGTCCTGCTTTTCAGCAAGCTTCTGCGATTCAACCGACGCCGTTGCATAGCCAGACGCCAGCGCATCGATCTTTTCGCGCAGAGCCGGCGTGATCGTCAGCCCAGCTTCCTGCGCCGCATAGAGAAGGTCCTGTGCAGCCCGCGCCTTTTCGACTGCAAAGCCGTAGTCGTTGATCAACGGATTGACCGAGGCCTGGGCGGCAGTTTCCGAGATCAGAGCGGCCGTCCGCCGCGTGATCGCCTCCGTCTCGCGCTCATACTCATTCTTGCGATCGGTGCCATAGCCCGCTGGCGGGACGACAGCCGGCTTGGTGATTGTTCCAGCGTCCAGCACTTTCCGGCCACCCCGGACGGAATCGAAGAATGCGTCGGATTCGGACTGGCTGGGCGACGCCGTTGACGCACCAATCTTGAAGGCCCGGCTTCCCTTGCCCTGGTTGGACTGGTCCCAAAGCGGGGACAGCGCGTTCGCGACGTTCCCAAGCTTCAGCTGGGCCAGCGTGTAGGAAAGATCCTTCACCGATAGGGTGATCTCTTCCAAGGCCGATACGACATAGGGAGCCACCTCGACCGCGAACCCTTGGAAGGTGGCCCGCAACGTAGCCTTGAGCTGCACAAGCTTGTCGTCAAGGTCGCCAGCCTTTGCGACCAGGCTGTTGCTGACCACGACGCCGGCTACCTGCGCGTCGCGCGTCAACTGGTTGATGCCGGCCGACCCCTGTTGCAGCAGCCCCACCATGTCTTTGCCCGCCGAACGGCCGAAAGCGAGAATAGACAGGTTGAGGGCGTCCTGCGGGTTCTTGGCCCGAGTGACGAGGTCCGCATAAGACCCGAGCATATCGGTGACAGAGCGCAGCTTTCCGTCCTGATCATACAGTGCGATACCGTTGATCTTCAGGACCTTGGCCAGGTCGCCGCTCCCGCTGGCGGCCTGCGACATGTTCTGGGCGAACTTCTGCAGGCCGTTATCCAGCGACTCCGCCGAACCGCCCGCCATGTCGGCTGCATACCGCAGCTCCTGGAGCTTTTCGGCGGTGATGCCTATCCTTTCGGACGTATCACCGATGGCGGCGAGTGCCGCGACAGCATCCGTGATGGCGTTCACGGTCTGGGCGGAGAAGAGGGCGCCGACGGCGCCCACTGCAAACCCCTTCAGAAAGCGATCGCCGATACCGTTCAGATTGGCATTCATCTTGTTGAACCGGCCCTCGATCTTCGAGCTGGTGGTATTGGCAATGCCTACCGCCTTGGCCATCGACCGCTCATAACTCTTGAGCTGCGCCTCGAGGCGGACCACCAGCCGCTCCAGATCGGTTGCCATCAGCCAAGTCTCCTCACCAGGTCGTGGAATTCATCGGTGGTCGGCGGGTCGACCGTCTCATCGGGCGAGTTGGCGCGGTTGTGCCCGTCAATGCAGGCGGCGAACTGCCAGAGGCTCATGGCGTCGACTTCGGCGGGCGTGAAGCCTAGGACGGCTCCGGCGCCATAGAGTTCGGCGAAGGCGAGGCGTCCATCTCTGTCGCCTCCGTCGTGGCCTCCGCCGGCTCCCTTTTTCCCACCGGTTCCTCCGGGGGGCCGACGAGCGCGGTGATGAGGACCGCCTGCGCGGCCGGGACATTGTCCATCAACGGGAACACGTCGACATAGCGGGTGACCAGGCCGAGAGCCTCCAGCGGTTTCATGCCGCCACCGATCAAGCCGACCCGGAGCGTCTCGCGGATATCATCGACCCGCCAGCGGCCCGTGCTGACGCGCTGCAGCAACTCCGCCGGGCCAACGCCGGTCTTTTCCTGCAACTCGCGCCATTCGCCGATGGCGAGCCGGAACCGGTGCTCGCCATCGCCCCAGGCGAAGGAAACTGAACCGTCGCGGCTCATGCGGCCAGTTCCACCGGACCATCGGACTGCCATTCCATCTCGACCTGAATGAGCCCGTCCTCCTCGCCGGTGATGTTGAGCGTAGCGAGATGGTAGCGGCCGACATAAGTGCGCGGTCCGACCGCGTAGTCGATCGTCACCTGCACGTTGCGCGAATCCTGGTCGGCGAAGGCCTCCTCGTAGAGATCGAGGCTTTCCTTCGCCAGCGTGCCCGAGCCCGACAACGAGGCGGTCAAGGCGCTCTTGACGCGCTCGGTCCAGATCGGCGCGTCGGGGTCATCGCAGTCGCCGATGTTGAACTCGTTCATGGAGGCGGAGCGGTTGAACTGCTTGGTCTTCAATGCGCATGGAGCAACAAAGACTTCCGGCGATGCTCTGTCACCGATCTTGATAAGCAGCTTCGAACCTCGAAGCGTCGTGGGCCTCGCCATGGCGGTCTCCTTTGGTGGCTTGGGTTAGGCGGGCTGTGTCAGGGCCCGGAAGGTCATCGCGATATGATTGGTCACGCCATCGGGATCCCGAAGGGTGCGGGCGTCGCGGAAATGCAGGAGCCCAAGCGAGTGATCCTCGAGGGTCAGCTCCACATCATGCAGAGCGTCGCGAATCCCGTCGGCGATCCTTTTGGCTTCCGGGAAGCCGACCGCGCGCGACCACACATGCACGTCGACGAAACTCTCCGAACCGCCGTAGCAGTCCGCCAGGTCCGCGTTCACCTGAATCTCGCCGATCGTCACATAGGGGAACACTGCCGATGCCGGCGGTGTGTCATAGACCCGACCAGCCACGGCAGGGGCGCCGTCAACGATGGCGTGAAGAAAGGCCGCCTGCAGCGCGAGGCTCGGATCGGAACTCATGAGCCCTCCGCGATACGTTTGATCGCCTTGGTCATGGCCCGGTTGACGCGGCTCTTGGCCCGCTTCCGAAGCGCACGATAGGCAGGAAAGAAGAACGGCTGTGCCCTCGCGCCGGGATGCATCGAGCCCTTGGTGGAACCACCATTCTCGTGCGGCGCGGTCCCGAACTCGACAAGGTGAGCGTACCGCGTCTGTGAATTGCCGGCCGAGATGATCACCGTCAGATCCGGATCACCGTCGCTCATGGCGGAGCCAGCCAGCGACGAATACCGCTCCTTACCGCCACCCCAGGTCTGCACGATGCTTCGCGCCAGGCGGCCGGTGCGCTTGGGAGCCAGGCGGCGCTGCATGTCCTGGATCTCGTCAGCGCTTTCGGCCAGGGCCTGCTTTGCGGCCGCGCGAACCTGCGCTGGCATTGCGGCCAGCTTCTTTAGCAGGCGCTGCCGGTTTTCTACCTTCGTCGCCATCAGCCCACCGCCACGCCGCTTGTGGCGAGGATATCGAGATAGGCGCCCTTCTCATCCATGTTTGCCATCGACGTGATGTTGAAGAGCGTCCCCGCCCGGGCGTCGCGGGCGCGCCACTCCGTGCTGATCTGGCGCGCCTGTGCCGAAAGTCGAATGCGGATGACGACCGGCTGGGATCCGGCGAGCCGGGCCGCCTGCACGCCCTCTCCGCCCTTGAGCGGCTGGATGCGAGCCCAGACGACGAACTCCTCCTGCCAGTCGCCGGAGACGGCGTTTCCATAGCCGTCATCGGCAACCGCACGCCTGTCGAAGGCGACCCGCTCGCGAAGTTCACCCGCGCTCATCTGGTTTCTTTCTGACGATGGCCTCGGCCTTGCCGGCCTCGATGGCGGCAGCGGCGCACACGCGCGTGACGCGCAGCTCCATGCCGGCCTTGTAGGCGACGGTCACCCGCCCTTGCCGCTCGGCGGGTGACCAATCGAAATCGGCGATAAACCGGACGCGCATCAACGGTAGACGCGGAAGGGTGAGAGCAGCGCTTCGACGGCGAAGGGCAACTGGTTGACTGCATTGCCGATACTGACGGCCTCACGCGCCTCGTACCACTGACCCACCAGCAGCAGGATCGCTTGTCTGATGGGAGGCGGGACCTCTGGGTAACCGGCACGATAGCGGACCCGAACAGCATCAACGTCAGAACGAGCGCTGGGCCAGCTCTCGCCATAGGCGAGCGCCAGCCGGGGTCGCGATGGCTGACCAGTGACGCGGTAGAGGGTGCTGATAGCTGGTTTGCTCTCACCCCTTTCGTCGACATATTCAACCGCGTCGATCTCTATGACCGGCGCCATCAGCTCCATGTGGTCGCAGAATTCAGAGAAACGTGTCTCCAGATCCTGCTCGCCGATGGCCCGGCCGAGCCAGCCCGCAGGGCCATCGATCCAGGCTGTTGCCGCGGCGACGAGCGCCTCGACATAGACCTTCTCGTCCTCGCCATCGAGCCGTAGATGCGCGCTGACCTGCTCCCAAGAGACGACCGGCTCCGGCGCGGTGATAACGACGGTACTCATGGTCAAGTGGCCTTATTGGTGGGCGCCTGTTCGGCCTTGTTGCTGACCGGCGGCGCCGCCTTGTTCTTCGCCGGCTTGGCGGCCTTGCCGGACGGCGCGAGCGTGGTGCCGATCAGGTGCGCCACATCACCACGCTGGGCTTCGCGGGTCTCGCCGACCTTGTAGAAGCGATCGCCCAGATGCTCTCGGATGACCTTGAATTTCATGATGGTGATCTCCTGCGGAGGGGAAAGAAGCCGGCCGAATGGTCGGCTTCCCTGCACGAACGCCGCGGCGGTTACGTCACGCGACCGAAGTCGCCGTAAATGAACGACTCGGACCGGTAGACGGCGAGTGCCAGCCGCTCTTCCGCCAGGATGGTGACGAGGTTCTTCGTGAAATCGTCGTTGACGTAGCCCGTCTCGACGCGGGCATCCCAACGATCGAACAGCTGCGCGCCGAGACGGAAAGCACCCGTGAGCACCTTGTCGACAGACATCGCCGGGGTCGCGACCACCGGAAGACCCCAGAGCGTCGGAGACAGGCCACCCTGGGGATTGCCGATGATGTACTGCCCAGTCGTGTCCTTCAGGAGCTCGATCCAGGCCCAGTCGGACGGGTGCATGACCGTGCCGGTGGACGGGAACTCCGCCAATGCCGCCTGCAGATGCATGAGGCGGATCATGTCGATGCTGGTCGCGCCGCTGACCGTAATGGGCGCCGAATAGGCAGTGGCCTGCGGAATGATGCCGTTCAGGTTCTGGCCGGTTCCGTCACCGTTGAGCAGCTGCGCTTCCTCGACATAGGCGAGGCCGTAGAGGAGACGCTCGTCGATGTAGGAGGTGAGCTGGGCGACGTCGTCCAGGATCTGGCGCGACGCTTTCATCCAGTGCGCAATGACCTTGGCCGACGTCGTGACCAGCGAGAGCTGGATATCGGACCCGGGCTTTGCCGCACCCTCCGCCACCGGCGCCGCGGAGTTCGTGAAGCCGGTTTCCTTCACATATTCCAGGGCGCTGCCGTCCATGCGACCGGGCGAGATCAGATCGCGAACGGTAAGCCGGCGCTGAGGCAGTTCATTGATGCCTGCCAGCCGCGTCGGCGCGACGGCTGCGCCCGCCGAGCCGGCCGCATTGCTGGTTGCCGAAGTGATCGTCGCCTTGATCTGCAGATCGGCCTTGCTGGTACGGCCGAACTTGGAGTCTGCGAAGGCCTTGAAGTTGTCGCTCTCGACAAACTGCTGTCCGAACGACTTGTGAGCCTCGCCATCACTGCCGCCGCCGCTGCGCGCCAGCTTCTGCTCGATCTCGGCGATCTGCTCGCCGAGCCCGTTCATCTTGGTGAGCGCTTCGTCGGCCTTCTGCTTGATGCCTTCCGTCAGCTGCTCGCCAGACTTGGCCTTGCCGAGCGCTTCCTCGGCGATTTCCTTGACCTTGTCGAACGACTTCTGGAAGTCGGCCTTGATCTCGGTCGCAAGCTCGGACGCGCTCTTGGAGTCGTGATCGGGTGCGCGCATGTAGCGGCCCGCCGCGCGTTCCATCGGGGTCATACGGCCAAGCAGCAGGGCTGCGCCGGCCATGGCGAACATGGCACGCTTGTGCATAAACATGGATCTCTCCAGAGATTGAGGGATGGGGCCTAGCCCCGGAGGGCTCGCAGGAATGCGAGCGGATCATCCGCTTTGGCAGGCTCCCCCTGCCCCTTCAGGTGGAGGCGCGCGGCACGCTCCGCCTGCGAATTCGAGAAGCCCAATCCCTTGAGCCAGGTCTCGAATTCTCGTTCTGTCAGCCGGTCCCCGGCCTTCAGCTTTTCCGTCAATTCATGGGCCTGCTTGGCAGCCTTGACGCTGCCGATCGTGGCGCTGTCATTGGCGCCGATCGACACCACCGAGACCTCTTTCAGGTCCAGTTTTTCCAGCGTCCAGATGCCGGTCTCGGTGTCGACCGAGTACTCCTTGATCCGGTAGCCGATCGAAAGGCCGTCGATATCGCGCTCTTTCAGAAGCTCATAGGCTTCGCGAGCGCGCTGCACCCCCATGTTCAGCTTGCCGCGGAGTAGAAGCCCCCGGGCGTCTTCCTTGGCCTCCAACCACTTGCCGATCGGCTCACGGGCGTCGTGCTGCCAGAACATCTTCGGCATGGTGCCCGCGGCAGCGTGGACTGCGAGGCTGTCTGCAAAGGCCCCTGCCGCGATCACATCGCCATAGCTGTCCGGCTCGCCACCGAAGGTGCTGCCATAGCCCTCAAACTCGCCGGTATCCTTCAGCGCCTTGATTTCCAAGCATGGTGCGGCCTGATTGAACTGCAGCCCGGAGTCCTTCGTGCGAAACAAAGTCATTCGTCATCCTCCAGGGCGGGGCCGCCATTGTCACCGATGCCTCGGGTCTCGGTGATCGGAACGTTCTGCATTTGCATGCGGGGGACCTCGCCGCCGGAAACCGGCGGCAGACCTTCCAGCGCACGCACCTCGTTGATGGTCATCCAGCCATTCGACAGCGCGGACTGGTAGAAGGCGGAGCGCCCGGCGCTATCGCCGCGCAGTAGACCCTCAAGATTGAATTTGATGGTGATGCCCGCGGCACGATCGGCGGCGGTCAGAAGTTGCTTGACGACCGCCTGCTCGATCCGCTTCAGGCGGCGACGCAAGGTGAATTTCTGCAGCAGCTGGCCCTGCTGTTCGACGCCGGTCGGCCAGCTGGTGGTCTTGGACGTGTGACCGACCATGACCGGCGGCACGCCAAAGAAGCGGCAGATTTCCTCGACCGAGAAGCTGCGCGTCTCCAGCATCTGCGCATCCTCCGGGCTGATGGTGATCTGGTTCCAGGTGGAACCGCCCTCGAGCAGCATCGGTCGGCCGGCATTGATAGAGCCCGCATATTTCTCCATCAGCACCTTTTCGGCGATGTCACGTTGTTCCTGCGTCAGCCACTTCTCGAAGGTGACGACACCGGAGGGGCGCAAGCCATTTGCGAACATCTTGGCGGCGGCGCGGTCTGCGGCGCGCGCCGAAGAGAAGGCCTGGCGTCCGAACTGCAGCGTCGACATTCCGCCCAGCGGATTGCCGCCCGGGCCGCGGATATGCAGCATCGTCCGATCGGTTTCTACATAGCTCTTGCCTGCATCCGACCACCGATACTCGATCGTTCCATCACGAAGCCGGCGGCGGCTCACAAGGTCCGGGGCAACCGGGACGATTGACAGGATCCTCGCGCCGGACCGTTCGACCCGAGCGATGCCGTCGCCATGAAGCTCGATCGATGCAGCCAGAAAGTCCCAGAAGTCGACGGCGGTCTGGTCGTAGTTCGGGCTGTCGTGCAGCAGGCGGTAAAGCGGGTGGTCATCGGCCGGAACTGGCGTGCCGTCCGGACCATTCCGATACACCACCAGCGGGAGGGACGAGATCGTTCCGGCGAGAAGATTGACGCAACCCCAGACCGCAGACAGAGCCATAGCGCTGGATTCGGTGACGATCTCCCCGGCATCGCCCATGTGACCGGACGCTGCCCAGCCCTCGGAATTTCGAAACGAAAGCTGCCGCACGACGGCCTGGGCGGCCTTCAGGGCGAAGTTGCGAAGTGGGTTCACGCTGCCCCCGCCAAGCTCTTGAAGTATTCGTCCATGCCGCCCTCTTCACCGCCGGCGATCGCCAGCCCTATGCCCATGACGCCGGCGGCGATGCCGTCGATCTTGTCGAGGGAGCTTTTCTTGTCCGGCACGTAGTTTAGATTGGCGTCGAAGCGCACCGTGCAGTGGCCGGCCATCCAGGCAAGCACTGGGTGCCCGCCATGTTCGATCTTGGTAGCGAAGACGAGCCGTTCCATTTCCTTCGTCGGTGCGCCGAGCGTTGCGTGCCCTTGGCGCATCTCGATCATCAGTTCGGCGTCGAGGCCCGCGGTCTGTAGATCGGCGACGAGTTTGGCGGCATTCCAGGGGTCATAGCCGAATGCCTGCAAGTCGAAGTCCCGACCGACTTGAATGACGTCTTCCATCACGAAGTTCTGGTCCACAAAGTCGCCGGGCGTCGTGAAAAGCGCGCCATCAGCGACCCACTTCTGCCAGTTGACCCGCTTGTCAGCCGCCGCTCGCTCGCCCAGCGTGGCTTCCGGCACCCAGAATTTCGGGATGAGCACCCAGCGATCGTATGTGTCATCCGGCGGGATGGTGATCATTCTCGCCGTAATGTCCCGGGTGGCCGAGACGTCGCTAGTCACGAACGCCTTGCGGCCCTTGTGCAGCGCGTAGAGTTGCGGCCAGGACTTCGGGTCGACGGTGCAGGCTGCCCACCTATCGCGAGGGAGCCAGGCGGAAACCTGGTCCACCCACCGGTTCAGGTGGTAACACTGGAACACCGCCTCCGCCGCCGGGCGGCCCTTGGCTTTGCGATACTCACCGCGGAGATAGTCCAAGGTGGGCGTCAGGCCGAGGCTGGGATTCGCCTTTCGCCAGACTGCCTCGTCGTTCCAGTCGTCGTCGTCCGCGATGCCGAAATGGACGACTAGCGTGGTCGCGTCGTCGAGGTCACCGCGCAAGATGGCGAGCGATTCCTCGAACCACTCATAGCCCGTCCGATTCTGCTTGCGGCCGGCGGTGGAAGCATACAGTTCGATGGGCTGCAGGCGGGCGCCCGTTCCCTGTCGGAGCGTATCGGCCAGCTCCCGGGTTTTCCATTCGTGAATCTCGTCGCCGAGAATTACGGTCGGAGACCGACCATGCTTTCCATCGGGCGCTCCCGTCAGCAGCTGGCATAGCGAAGCGGTCTCGCGGAGGTAGATCCCTCGATCGGTGAAGGTGACGCGCTCATTGCCTTGGCGATCATCCTTCAGGCCTTTCGCCTGCAGGATGACGTCCTTCATCTTCCCGAACGGGATGCGGCCTTGGTCCTCGTTGCGACCGAACACGTATGCTTCGGCGCCAGGGATCTTCTCCATCACGAAGAAGAGCACGCCGAGTGTCGCCAGGAACTCCGACTTCCCGTTCTTACGCGGTATCCATAGATCGAGACGCCGGAATAAGCGGACATGCTGGATGCCCGGCAGATGCGTCGCCGCGTCGATGATCTCGATCGGCTTTTTCCAGCCGACCAGCATCCGCACGGTGATCTCCTGCCAAAGCAAGAGCTTGAACGGAACGCCCTTGAAACGGTCGTTCGTCAGCCTGAAGACGCGGGGCCAGTTGGCGACGATCGCGTCTGCCTTGGCGTGGTCGAACCACGCACCCTCCACGAGGGCCGCACGCCGCCAGGCGAGGACCGCCCACCGATAGTTTGGGTCGTCCGCAACCGGCGCCAGCCACGATGGCAGCGCGCTCGGCGCCGCCTGGTTGCCGGGCATCAGTTCACGCTTTGGCTCGGTGGAACGCTGTCGGCCTGATTCATGAGGTCGCTCGGATCCAGGTCGTCGCTGGCATCTTGGCCAGCCCCAGCCCCCGGCCCCATGCCCGGCAAATACGGCTGACGGCCCTGCCCCGCATTGAAGGTTTCAACCCGGGTCAGGTTGGTGTCCGAATACGGGGTGAAGCCATACTCAGCCTCGAGAAGGCGCATCGCAGTTTCGGCTTTTCCCATGAAGTCGATGCTGGGATGAGTGCGAATGACGGTTTCGCCATCCCCCTTCTTGACCTTTATCGAGACCCCACCCTTCGGCAGGTCGCGACGCAGTTGCACCACCGAGGTGATGAACAGCTGCGTCCACATACAATAGCGGACCAGGCCGGACATGAATGCCGGGCGCTGGCGACCGGAAGCCCTCAGGCTGTCCGCCTTCTCCTGCCAGATCTTGATCGCCTCGCGCCAATAGGTTGGCGCTTCAAGAAACACGGCGGGCACCGGATAAGGACCAGTCGCCGGCATCGGTTCCTTGGCCGCCGCCTGGGCGGCGGCTTCGATCTCGCGTTCGACCGACTTCTTGCGCCGGCCGGGGAACCCTTGAGCGGCTTGCAGAAGCGGGTCCTGCTTTCTGCGGGCCACGACCAACCTCAGTTTCTGGTACGGGAAAAAAAGTTACGCGCTGAAATTTCGCGCCGACAAAGAGTTTCTTAGACCGCCGGTCCGGACGGCAGGGCTTCCAGAGTTAGGACTCCCCCCCCAATGCGCGACCATGGCTTGACGTGACGCCGCGACGCGATGACATACTTGTTAAATTCCGAGGAGAACGAACAGCGTGGCGCTACCCCAGCTCTACTCTCGTCGAAAACGTCAGTCAGAGGCCAAAGAGGCTGACGTCTATCAATATGAGAAGATACCTGAGCATCTGCGCATCCAAGTGGTGCAGATTATCGGAGATGGTCTTGGTCCATACTCTAATAGTCGAAATTTTCCTTCTTCCACGGCGCCGCTATATGACCATATCGTCAAGACGATGCGCCGCGAGATAGGAGTTCACCAACTATCAGGCGGGTATGAGCCCGATGTAGAACTCTTTAGATGGTTGGAATTAACCAACGATCTAGATGCTTGGATCGACGCCGTTGAACTCTCATTGACCGTGATCGATCGCATCGTTCGTGAATCTTGGCACTCCTACAGCAGCATCGTGCGTTCAACACCGGACAACGTGATCGAGGAAATAAACGCTCGATTCCGTGAGGCAGGCTTTGGCTTCCAGTTCAACGAAGGTGAAATGATCCGAGTTGATTCTGTGATCATTCACCAAGAAGTAGTCCTGCCCGTACTTCACCTTTTGCGCGAACCGCGCTTTGAAGCAGCCGAGAATGAATACAGAGAGGCGCATGCCGCGTACCGAAATGGCAAGTTGGAGGACAGCCTAGTAGGCTGCGCGCGAGCCTTGGAAAGCGTTCTCAAGGTCATTGGAGCGAAACGCGGCTGGGACATCAAAGAGAACGACGCAGCGAGCAGGCTGATCCACGCTGCGGCGGAAAGTGGATTTTTGCCTTCTTTTCACCGAACGGCACTGAACCATCTCGTAGGGCTAATCGAAAGCTCTACCCCAACCGTCCGCAACAAGATGGGCGGGCATGGCGCAGGAACTGAGCCACGCGCGGTCCCTAGACATCTCGCGGCGTATCAACTTCATCAAACCGCTGCAGTGTTGTTATTTTTGGCTGAACAAGACGAGCTCCTCGACTCGTAGTCACGCCCTGAGCGCGAGGGTGACCGCGATCGCCGCGGGGCTGTCTAGCCTAAGGTCGGCGGCAGCGAGGCTGCCACGCGCGAACCTATCCTCGAGGCGCTGCTTCACCACGTCGTGGTGCCACTTGCAGCAGCCCTGCCATTTCGACGTATCCCAGAACCTATCGCTGTCACCGTGGTGCGGCTCGACGTGGTCGACGATGACGGCAGGCTCGATACGCCCGACCGCCTCGCACCCAACGCAAAGAGGCGACCGCATGAGGAACGTCCGGCGCGCCTTCTCCCATCGCACGTTGTAGCCACGCTCTCGAGCGCTGCCCCGGTGCCGGTCATAGGTGCGGTTCTGTTCGACCCGCGTCGGCAGGTGGGAGGGACGGAACACCGTCGGGCGCTTCGACATACCTCCCGACAAACGAAAGCCCGGTCTGCATCTCTGCATCCGGGCCATACTTCGTCTCTGGTGAAGAACGGTTCGTGCCGTCTTCCGGGGGGACCGACCTCGCTCAGAGCCTAGGGCTGCGATGGTGTTCCAGTCACTCTCGTCCGCCCCAATTCGCTATGCCAGAACCTCGATGTGGTCAAGTGGCATGGAAACCGGCGTATTGCCACCGAATACGAACACCTCGCAGATGACAGTCACAGGGTCGCCTCCGTTGACCACCACGCCAGCAAAGGATGCGAAGGGTCCCGACACAACCCGGATCTTGGTTCCGGCCTTTGGCTTCAAGGCCTTAGCTGGCTTCGCCTCGTCGAACGTGCCGCGTTCTTCGATGCCCTTCATACCGGAAATCACGTCGTCGGCCAGCCTCACGACCTCGCTGCTATTGTGCCGGATGACCGCCGCGACCCCCGGGATATCCGTCAGATCCCACCACGTTCCCCGACGCGGATCGATCGCGACGAACACGTATTGCGGATAGAGCGGCACGCTGATTCGCTGCAGGGTAGGCTCGGGCTTGCGCCATGCCTTGCCCTTGCGCAGCTTCGACTGGGTGCGATCCGCCCGCAGCCCCCCTCGCCGCTTCACCGAAACCCATCGCTGCACCATCGGCCGATAGACCGTATAGCCGCGCCTCTCCAGGGCCATCGTCGCGCGGCTGTCGCCGCCCGCCACATAGACGATGTACCAGCCACAGGAGCCTGGCACGAACGACGCCAGCGCCCGGCCGCGCGCGGCAGGCTCGACGATATCGCCCACCCGCCAGATCTTGTCATTCATCGTGAGCCTCGCCATTGCCATCGTCATTGTCTTGCCTCGTCGCCTGTCGCCGCCAGCCGGTTGCCCTCGCGACCAGGCGGCCAGCGGCTGGGAACCCAGATGAAGGGTGTGCGCAGGTCGTGGGGCGTGAAGCTGATGCCCTCGCGAGCCAGTTCCTCGCCCCAGGCCGCCATCTCCGGCGTCGTGCGCCGGGCGTCGTCCCAGGTGGCGATCTTCACCAGCGATGCGCGCTCGCCGTCAGTCGGCAGGTCCGCAACCGCAACGCCATAGCCGAGTTCGGGGTTGGTCATGCCCATGTCGAACATCGTCTTGACCCGCTCGCCTGCCCGCCGGCGCCGCCAGAACACGACGCACCAGTCGAGGCCGCGCGGCTTGACCAAGATCCTCGCCGGGCTACTGGCGGTCGCCACAGCCCCACTCGGTAGCCGCTTCCAGCGCTTTTCCTCGAGATAGGTGAAGCTGGCATAGCAGCCCTTCCGTCCCACCTTGCCCTGGTGCTGGGCGATCGAAGCCGCCGTCCGGTCGACCGCCTCGGCGCGCTCGCCCTCCGTCAGCCCGATCCATGCCCGATAAGTCCGCACCAGGCTGTCGGATGCTGCCGTCGGCCAGCTCATGAGCCACGCCATGAACGCCGTGTCGGCCTCGGCCGCCACAACGGTCACTTCGATGTCGGCGCCAAGCGCCCGCGTCTCTCTCTCATTTCGTTTTAGAAGGGTCGTTCTTATGGGTGCCCGCTCATGGGTGGGCACCCCCTGCCCGTCCTGGGTGGGCACCCCCTGCCCACCGGTGGGCACCCCCTCGGTTTCCGAGGCGGCAGATGCGTCGGATTCATCACCATCGTTGATGAATGAATCGGGCCGAACCTCGTCGAGAAGCACGCGATATTCGTGCGCCCGGTCGCCGCCATCCTTGCGCGTCATGGCGCGCTGCTGGACATAGCCGCACTCGATCAGCCGGGCGAGGCCGCGCTGGATGGTGGCCCGCCCGCAATGGATCTCGCGAGCCATCTTGACCTGGCTGCGGGAGCACCAGCCGCCATCGTTCGTGTGCCGGCCAAGCAGGGCCAGAACCTGCAGGTCGCGGCCCTCCAGGCGGTTGTCGGTGACGGCGTCGGCCGGAATGATGGAATAGCGCGGCCCGCTCATGGCTGGCGCTCCTTGAAGGCTGGTGGTGTCGGAAGTCCGCTGCGGGCGGCGTGCTGGCGAATGCCATGCATGACGGTCGTATGGTCGCGGCCGAAGACCTTGCCGACGACGGTCAGGCTGTGCGTCGTCTCGTTGACTGCGCGATACATGGCTTCCTGCCGCGCCCGAACGACTTTCGTGTTACGCCGGGCGGAGAGGATGTCGTTGTCGGTCAGGCCGTGCTTGCGCGCGACCTGCGTGATGATCTGGCGAATGCGCCCCATGGTGCCAACGCGCGGCGGCGCGATCACCGTGAAGGCGTGGTAGTGCGTCGTCGCGTCGATCGGGAGCGCTGGCGGCTCGGGCTGCGGCGGTTCGGCTAGCGCGGAGGCCTCGGCCGGGAACAGCGCCCCGAGCTTCGCCTTCCAGAAGCGAGAAGCCTTGCGCATGTCGTCGTCGAGCGGCGTGTCGCCGTGATGGCGAAGCAGAGCGGCCAGCGCCGCGCGCGAGGCGCGGATCTTCTGGTCCCGGGTCTGGATGAACTCGAAGCCGTCGCCAACCTGAATACTCATGCGCCGACCTCCGGCGCTTCCAGGCCCCAGGCGTCCCAGCCCGGCCGCGCGCGGCGGGCGTTCAGTTCGATCTTGGGAAGGTTCGGAAAATAGGCTTCGATCAGCTCATAGAAGGCGTCCGGCTTGGCCGAGTGCTCGCCAACCGGGGCCATGATGAGCGATTCCCACTGCTCTCCCATGGCGGGCGCCGGCACATTGCCGCGCGTCCCGATCAGCAGCAGCTCATGCTTGTTGCGGCTCCAGTAGCCGGTGCTGATCCGGTCCTTGCCCCAGATGACATGCGACTTGTACTCGAAGCCCCAGCCTTCCATGACGCGTAGAGCGGCCTTGAGCATCGCCGCCGTGGCCCAGTGAAAGAGCACGCAATCCTTCGCCGCGATCTTGCCGACGTCGCGCAACACCAGGTCGTTTGTCGATGTGGTGGGATAGTGATTGTCGGCCGCGCGATCCATGCCGGTCTCGCGACTGAAGGGCTCAAAGCGCCATTCGCAATCGGAATAGATCACGCCATAGCGCTTTTCGGGCAGCGCCCGCTGCTTGACGGCAAGGGCGGCTTCGCGGCCGGCGCGCTTTGCCTTCTTCTCCGCCGTCTTCTCATCGCGGATGGATTTCACGACGGCCGACACGGCGCGCCGGTCCATCCCCTCAATGACCCGGCGTTGCTCGGCCAAGGGCAGCGACGCCAGATCCGCCGCCGCCGTGACCGAGACGTCGCCCCGATCAACGGCATGGATCAGTTCGCCCGATCCATGGGAAAGCACGGCGCGTGCGGTGCCGACGCTGCGCTCCGAGACCTTGAGCATGTTGCCCGCTGCGGCCCGCGTGACAGCAACCGGCAAATTTGCCTCTTGCTCGCCGGATCGGTCGCCCCCGTGCGAGATGTTCGAAAGGCGCGCCGCCACCATGGCCCGCTGGCTTTCGTCCATGTGCCGGCGGTGCATGTTCTTGGAGATAACGAATTCGAGCGGGTCGCCATCAGCGGCCGGAATGAACCGCACGAAGTGCCGGGCATCCTTCGGCTCGACCGTGTCTTCGCTGGTGATGACGCCCGCCGCGCGGGAGGCGCGATAGCGGTTGCGGCCGTCCAGGATCTGGCCGTCCAGCAGCAGGATCGGCTCGCGCAGGCCGCGCGCCGCGATGTCGGCCACCAGCTCATCAAAGGCCACGCCCTCGATCAGCGGGAACAGATTGGCAAAGGCATGGAAGGGCAACATCGCTAGGCACCCCGCTTGGCAGTGTGCTTCGCCCAGGCGGCGTCAAGCCGGTCCGCCAGCACGGACCAGACCGCCACACCCCTCGGCCGCTCGGTCATCTTGGCCTTGTCGAGTTCGCGGATCAGGATCACGCTATCGAAGAAGGCGATGATCGCCACGGGCTCGTGACCGAACGAAAGGGCCTTCGCCACGAAGTGCGCCATCGCCGTGATGATGGCGGCGGAAAGCCCGCCCTGCACATTGTTGCGGGTCTCGCGGACACAGCGCAGCGCCAGGATCACCGTCTCGTCGCCATGCGCGCGGATCGCATCCTCAGCGCGCCGATGGCCATGGTCTCACCCGGCTTCTGCTTCAGCTCCATGGTGGGCGAAGCAAGGATGGTGACCGAGGCGCGCGCCGCCACCTCGGCGATGCGGATCACCTCGGCGTCTCCCGCGGCGAGCGCCGCCCGGAACAGGGCGAGCCCGTTGACGCGAGTCGTCGCGCTATTGATGGCCGTGAAGGCCTCGGCCTGCTCGCCCGGCGTCGCGAAGACGATCTGGCAGGGCACGCTGTCGATGCCGATCAGCGAAGCCGCCGTCGTCCGGTGCTGGCCGTCCAGTATGGCGAACAGCCCACCCTCGATCGGCGAAACGATCACCGGCGAGAAGCGCGCCCAGCGGAAGCCGGCGACGATGGCGCGGATGTTCTTGCGCCCGCCAGCCGTGATCCCGCGCTGATAGGCGGGGTCGACCACAAGCTGGGCGATCCGGAGCCAGGCCAGTTGCGGTGCCGGGCCGGCGCCGGCATGGGCCGGGTGCGGCAGCGCATCGGGTGCGGGCTGCTCAATGGGGCGGAGGGTGGATGTCGGTTCCATCAGACCATCCCCAGCGCGTTCTTGTAGAGCTCGAGGATCGCCTCTTGCTCTTCGCGCTCGTTGGCGTCCTGCTTGCGCAGCGCCACGATCTTGCGCAGCGCCTTGGTGTCGTAGCCATTGGCCTTGGCCTCGCCGTAGACATCCTTGATGTCGTCGGCGATCGCCTTCTTCTCGTCTTCCAGCCGCTCGATCCGCTCGACTATCGAGCGCAGCTGCGCCGCGGCGACGCCCTGAACTTCGTCGTCAGCGCCGCTGTTGTGACCCATCTCGCTCATGCCGCGCCCTCCCATTTGGGAAGGCGGCCAATGCACGGGTGCCAGTCCACGAGCCGATCCATCCACCCAACCTGCACATCGGCCGGCCGCATCGACAGGAAGTCGCGCCAGCCGAGGCTGGGGATCGGCAAGGCCGTCTCGATCGCATTGCCCCAAGGCTTCGGCGCTGGGCGCATCAGCTCGTCTCGCTCGGCCCGCAGCATGCGCAGGTCCATGTCGGCGACGAGATGGGCGCGGTGCGCGGAAAGCGGCCAGTCGAGACCGAGCCGCTTGTAGATCTCCACGTCCAGCCGGGCTTTCATCGTCTTGATCGCGCGCCGGATGATCCCGTTCGCCGGGCGGCCGAGCGTGTCGAGCGCCATGCGGTCGAGGCTCTCGGCGACGGGCGTGGTGATGTCGCCGGAAAAGACCTCATGCGCATCGTGCAGAAGGAAGGCGAGCGCGGCGTCGGTGTCGCCGCCGGTCTCGTGCAGGATCGCGTCCGCACCTTTGATACAGTGCTGGCCAACCGAATAGCCGGCGAGAGCCTGGTTGCTGGCGTGGCCGTCGAAACGGTTGATGAGCGAGAGCGGAATGGCGATGTCGATATGAATGTCGATCGCCGACAGGTCGGGATCCACCAGATCGATCGCGAGGCCGGAGCGGCTTTGCTTCCAGGTCATGCGGGCCACCAGAGCTTGAGGGAACGTTGGTACATCTCGACGGCGCCGATCAGCAGGCCGGCACCGCAGGCGAGCCAGAGGATGAGGATGGCGATCGCCAGCCAGAACCGGTCGCGGGCAGGCTGCGACTGCGGAACGGCGCGCATGTCAGGCGCCCTCGCCCACGACCTTGAGTGCAGACCCGCCCTTGGCGCTCGCAACGCAGAAGCGTAGGCCAGCCGCCGCGCGCTCCAGAGCGCCGACGTTGCGGTCGAGGATTTCCAGCTCGGCGCCGGTGAACTTGCCGTCGGCCAGCGCTGCGGCGGTCGAAGCCATCAGCTCGGATGCGGCCCGCATGGTGTCGGCATAGTGGCCGAGCACGGCGGTTGCGCTTCCCGCCTGGTCGGATGGCCCCTCCAGCCGGCGCCCGCCCAGATCCGCCATGACCGTCGTCACGAGCGGCAGGCCGCAATCGGCCTCGAGCACAAGCACGGCCGGGAGCGGAATGATGGCTTCGTCTGTGGCTGTCTGCCAGCGCGAAACCTCGGATTTGGAGTTGTGCGAGATCTCGCCGGTTCGCACCACGCCGCCGCAGGCCTGGACGAGATCGCGGGTGGCGGATTTCACGCGGTGGAACCATGCGTCGGAAATGGGTCGGGACATATTGGCCTCGGGCAAAGCTTTCCCGAGCTGGGAAAAGCCATGCGGCTTTCCCGGCGTGGGAACGGTTTAGATCTGTCAGAAACGGAGCGTCAGAAGCGGCTCAGGGAGGCCCTCGAAGATGTCGACCGTCCGGATGTGGATCCTGGCCAAAATGGAGCGGGCGCGGCTGAAGGAGGTAGTGCCGGCCCGCTCCAAGTCTTGGGAGGAAAGGCCCGATGCGCCGGAGAGTGGCGCAAAGGGTAGTCACGACCGCCGGGAGAAGGTGGCGGTCGCTTGGCGGTCCGGCCACGGCCGGAAAGTCGGAGCCGTCGAAACGGCGAAGAATTTCGTCAGGCGTCATGCTGCGACGTCCTTGCCGAGGTGCAGCGCGACTAAGGTGTCATTGGACACCCCTTCGATCCCCAGATCCCGAGCGGCTCTGATGATTCTCGGCCAATACTCAAGCGGGATGGAATTCCGCCGCTTCATCTCAGATGCCGTTGAGGCATTCTTTCCGATGATCGCCGCAAATTTGGTGTTGCCGTCGAAGGCCGAGATGAGATCGCCGATCGTGTGCATGGACCGAACAGTTACACGCATCATGTTGACTGGTCAACATGATTAGTGTTGACATATATGATGTTGTGGTCGGTATGGACACTCAAGGCACACGCCTGCGACAGGCTCGGTTGAACGCTGGCTTTTCTTCAGCTGCCAGGGCTGCGGCTGCGCTAGGCCTGAAGGCATCTTCTTACGCCGCTCATGAGAATGGTCAGAACGGCTACGATGCAGAGATGGCCAAGAAGTACAGCCGAAAATTCGGGGTCAGCGCGGCTTGGCTTTTGACCGGCGACGAGTCTGATTTTAAGCGTGTGCCACTCGGACAGGAGTTTGATCCGGACGTCCAAACCGATGATCAGGCGACCATAGGCTCGGAAACTGGCCGTCGAGGCATTCCATCCGATGCAATCGCGCAGATTGATGTCACAGGCGGAATGGGTGGCGGGGGCGTCTCGATCGTTAGCCATGGCGTCCCCGGACAGCACGGGATGACCTTTGCCGCCGAACACATACGTGACTACTGGCGTCTACCCTCAGAAGTTCTGCTAGCCCTCGGCCTAAAGCCCGGCGATATCGCCATTCTCCCCGTGCAAGGAGACTCGATGTCGAAAACACTAACGGAGGGCGATTTCGTCTTCGTCGACACCCGACACAGGCTTCCTTCACCTGATGGCATATATGCCCTAACTGACGATTTTGGCGGCGTGGTTGTGAAACGCCTCGAGGTAGCCTCCAACCCACGCGACGACGACATTGTGGTGAGAGTGATATCTGACAACCCTAAACACGCGCCCAAAGAGCGCAACCTGGCCGACTTGAATGTTATCGGCAGAGTGGTTAGGCGCTTCGGTGTGGTGAGCTGATTGGGCGGGCGGGCTTTAGCAGCACTGGTTGGACTTGCAATTGGGGCGTTTCAACAACCGTTGTGGGCTCAGGATTTGAGCAGCCGCCTTGCCATTTGTGCCAGGCTTTCAGACGACGCGCAGCGTCTCAGATGCTTCGACAAAGAGGTCGACGCCGACCCAGAGGTTAATAAGGCCAACGGGAAAATCTCTTTGGAAAGTGCTCCCGTCGCAATCTCTAAGCCCTCTGGAGATCCGACGAAGGCGCCCGTTTCTGATGTCGCCCGGAGCGATTGGCAGGTTGCACACGACAAGTCAAAGATTGCAGGGACCGACGACGTTTACCTCTCGGTGCGCGGGACAAGCATCCAAGATCGATTCAAGCGCTCTGTTACGCCTACGCTATGGGTTAGGTGCTACGAAAAGACCACAAGTGTACTCGTCACCTGGGAGACGTTCTTGGGCTCCGACCAGACGCGCGTGGAATGGCGCATCGACGATTTTGGAAGGAAGACAGGCGCTTGGCAAATATCTAGCGACCATGAGGCTGCAGGACTTTGGAATGGCGCAAACGCGATTCCGTTCATCCGCACCCTCTTAAATCGCGAGGTGTTGGCAATGCGTGTCGTGCCATACGGTGAATCCCCAGTGGAGACTGTTTTTCAGATAGCCGGGCTTCAAGACAAGATCGCGGAACTCCAAGCGGCGTGCAGCTGGAAATGAATGCACCGCCGACCAACATAATACGTGTTGACACCTAACACGCATCGTGTTGACTATGGCCCATCGGCACAGGCATCAGCCTAGCGCGCCGAACCGAACCCGGTTCCGATGGAGCGACCATGCATACCCCCAATACCCCGCTGCGAGCCCGCCGCACTAGCCGCAACGAAACCGCCCTTGAGTTGGCCCGCCGCACCGGTGGCATCCACAATCTTATGGCCAGCGAGATGATCGAGCAGACCTCGATCAACGGCAGCTGCGACGAGAGCCACCTGAAGCTCTGCGGCTTCACCCAGGCCGAGATCCTGATGTACGGCCCGCAGGCCCGCCAGCTCGCCGAGCGCAAGTCGAACGACCGCATCGCCGCCTGACACCGATCGTCAGGCCAGCGCGGCTTCGGCGCCCTCCCCCTCCGCCGAAGCCGCGTCGCCGGACGATCATGTCCTTCGACGAGATCCCCATGACCACCATCATCGAAATGATTGGTGCGATTCACGCCAGTGATCGCGCCGACTGGCTGGCCTTTTTCTGCACGCCCCTCTGCATCGGCGCCCTGGGCCTGTTCGCCTATGGGTGGGCGGCATGAGCGCGCGCACGACCGCCGACCTCGGCGCGCTCGACCTCGCCGGCGACAACATCGCCGAAGCCTGGTCGCTGATCCGCACCGCCCGCCACGAGAAGGTGCCGCCGCCGCGCGAGGCGGTCGTTCTGCTGGCCCAGGCCACCGACATCGTCCTTCGCCTCAGCGCGGGCAACGCCGATGACCCGGCGGCCATCGCCGCGCTCGAGGCATGGCTGGAGAAGCAATCATGTTGAGATGCAGAGAGTGCGACAGCACTTCCATCGCCGGCTCCGGCTCCGGCTCCGGCTACGATGACGACAGCATCGACCGTGCTGATCTGGGCGTGGCGATCAGCCATTTGACGCACGGCATCGGTGACGAGACCCGGCGCCTGCCGGACGTCCTCCACTACCTCACCCGCGCCATCCCCGACCTCGCCCCAACCTATCAGGCGCTGATCGACGACAACGAAGGCTTCGTCGACTCGGACGAGAACGCACGCACGCCCGAACAATGCCGTGCGGAATTCGAGGCCCACATCACCGCCGGTGGCCAAGCCACCGACAGCATGGCCAATCGGGTGCTGGAATGAGCATGGCAAGCCCCATGCGCGTCCTGGTCGGCTGCGAATACTCCGGCATATTCCGCCGCGCCTTCGCCGCCTTGGGCCATGACGCATGGTCCAACGATCTCCTGCCTGCCGAAGATGGAAGCAACCGGCACCTCGTCGGAGATATCCGGGAGTATCTTGGCTGGGATTGGGATCTGCTGGTCGTGGCACACCCGCCCTGCACGCGCCTGTGCCGATCCGGGCGGCGCTGGCTCTCGGGCGCGGGCAAGATGACCCCGCCGAAAAGTCTGCCGAAAGGCCGGACATGGCCCAGCATGATTGAGGAATTCGAGATTGGCGTGGATCTTTTCCTTGCCTGCTGGAATGCACCCGTGCCGCGCGTGGCAATCGAGAACCCGGAAATGCATGACCTCGCGCGCGCCCGAATGCCGGTTGATCTCCCTCGACCCCAAATGGTGCAACCGCACTGGTTTGGTCATCCCGAATTCAAGGCGACGGGCTGGTATCTTCGCGGCCTTCCGGGACTGGTGGCTACTGAACAGCTGGCCCTGCCTGACAAGGACAGTCCGGAATGGAAGGCGTGGAACCGCGTGCATCGGATGCCGCCCGGCCCGGAGAGATGGAAGGAACGCAGCCGATCCTTTCCCGGCATGGCGACAGCCTCAGCCCGCCAGTGGACCCAACATGTCGAGACAGAAAGGGCAGCAGCATGACGCGCCAGAACGCCTGCGAAGGCGCCCTGTCACTGGCTGCGACAGCCCGGGACGCGGGCCGCGCCTCTCCCGTGCCGAAGGGGGAAACGTGATGGGCGAAACCCGCGAGCAAGAATGGGAAAGGTTCCGGAAGACGATGGCGGCGCTACCCGCCGATATCATTCTCCTGAACTCCCGCAGCTTCTGTAAGCGTGAGCTGCAGAAGTCCCCCAATTGGGTTGTGGCGATGAAGATCTTCGGCTTGGGCTCGACCTTCGCGCGCATGCTGTGCCTGGAGCACGGCTTCGACCCCGATGGGTCTAAGTTCCAGCGCCCCGCGCCTGAGGCACAAGCTGCTGACGACGAGTTCTACTATGTCGCTGACTTCCGGCCCGAATGGCGAGGGAAGCGTTACGTCACCTTCTGGCGGCCGAAAAATGCCGGCTACGCCTTCCCTCTGCCTTGGGCGGGACGTTACACCCGCGCAGAGATCGAGAATGGCGGAGGCTATTACACCAAGCGCGAAGGGCGTCGCTACGTCCGTTGCGCCATTCGCTGTTCCATTGTCGAGGCCATGGGCGTTGCGCCGGAAGCAGGCGATATCGACGGCGACGTCGGTCTTGTTGTGCTCAAGACTGCAGCAAATCGGAAGGCACTGGTTGCATCCCGTCTGCGTCCTGTCTCTCCCGCGCCAGACGTTGGCGGGCGATAGGCGCGCCGATGACCCCGACCGTCGAGAACCTGAATGAATGCCTCGACACCCTCGCCGCCATCATGACGAGCCGGGCCGACGGCGACCGCCTCGTGCCACTCTATCGCCGGCTCGAGCGCGAGCTTGAAAAGCTCAGCAGCGATCAGGACGTTATGACCGCCGCCCTCGCGAGAGCGAGACAATCACGGGATCAAAGGGCAGCTCAATCCGCTTGAGCTGCTCGAGCCGCCAGGCCATCGAGCCGCCCTCGCCATATTCGGGACGGTCGATGCTGTGGCCCATCAGGATCTTGCGCAGCTCCGTGTCGAAGCTGGCCATCAGCATACGATCCTCGAAGGCATGGCGCGCGCTGTAGACCGTGTGTTGAGGGGACGGCATAAGGCCATTTTCCCGCAGAAACTTGTTCAGCGCAGCGGATAGCCGGTCGTTGTTGTCGCGGTATTTGGGAAAGCCGTTCGGGAAGGCACGCATGGTGGCCAGGGCAACCCCTATGAGGGGAATGCGCCGAACGGAATTGTGATTCTTGATCTCCCGCGGGTCTTCAGGATCGACGCTAGGCTCGACCGAAATATGGGGCACTTCGTGGTCCAGAAGAATGTGGTCCGGCTTCAGATTGGCGATCTCACTTGGCCTGCAGCCCGTCTCGATCACGGTTAGAAAGATGCCCCTTGCCTCGGCGTTCATGGCCGACAGCGCACCAGGCTGCAGGAACCGCAGCAGATGCTCCCGCTGGAACGGCGGGCGTCGCTTGCGCCGGACCTTTTCAGAGAAGCTGAAGTCGGCGAAGGGGTTCTTCTTGTCCTCGCCCAAGTGCGAGAAATACTCGCCATAGAGGACGCGCAGGTTGCCGAGATGCCGGTTTCCAATCGAGGCGGTGTGCGTCGGCACGCCCTCGGCCGGCGCGATCCGCTCGCGCCAGTGATCATAAATCTTCTTGGCATCCGCGCGAGTGACGTCCTCGATCGGCTTGTCCCCGACCAGCTCGACGAACAGCGCAACGGAGAACTTCTTGACGTTCGTCCAGGAGCGGCGTTGCTTCTGGCTCTTGCCCAGCAGCGTGTCCGCGACGATCTCATTCTTGTAGATCTCGAAGGCTTGGGAGATCGTGACGGGCGGCCTGTCGACCAGACCAAGCGCAGCATTGACCACCGCCGCCGGCGCATCCCGCCCGCCAATGGCGCCAAACCGCTTCAGGATCTGCTCGACCGACTCGGCGTCCGCGATCTGGGCTGCCGGCCGATAGGCGAAGCCCATGGCCTCCGCCAGCTTGACCGCTGTCCTGTAGCGCGCCCGCGCTGCATCGACGCCCTGCCCGCCCAGATAGGAAGCCCAAAGCTCGTTATCGGCATGCTCGAGCGCATCGCGCTTGGCAATCGCCACCCGCAGGTCGGCAGTCTTCAGTGCTATCCGGACGAAGGGGAAACGATCGTCGATTCCTTGGAGCGAAAGGGGCACCCGGCGGTAGTAGCGATAGAGGCCGGAGCGCACCTGAAGGTAGCGCAT